ACGCGGCGGTATCGGCGGGTGTTCGTATTCGTGCCGCGCAAGAACGGCAAGACGACATGGGCGGCGGGCCTGGTGCTTGACGTGATGTTCTGTGACGGTGAGCCGGGGGCGGAGATTTACTCGGCTGCGGCTGATAGGGACCAGGCGGCGCTGGTGTTCGACCAGGCCAAGGGAATGGTCCGGCAGGAGCCGGAGCTTGCGAAGCGGGCGACGATCTATGTCAAGAGCATCGTGCTCAAGGACTTCTCGGCGAGTTACCGGACAGTCAGCGCGGATGTCAAGACCTCATGGGGCAAGAACACACACTGCGCGATAGTTGACGAGGTGCATGCGCAGCCGACGCGGGAGCTGGTGGACTCACTAGAGACTTCGGTCGGCGCGAGACGGCAGCCGTTGCTCATTTACATCACGACTTCGGACTTCGAACGGGAGAGCATCTGCAACGAGCTTCTGGACTACGCGGTGAAGGTCCGGGATGGGATCATCGAGGACCGGGGGTTCCTGCCCGTGCTCTTCATGGCGAGCCGGGATGACGATTGGAGAGACCCGGCGGTGTGGGCCGCAGCGAATCCGAACCTCGGCGTGAGCCTTTCGCGGGAGTATCTGGAGCAGGAATGCAAGAGAGCGCAGGAGATCCCGGCCTACGAGAACACGTTCAAGCGGCTCCACCTGAACATCAAGACGGAGCAGGCGGTGAGGTGGCTGCCGATGGATGCGTGGGACAACTGCGCGGGGCCGGTAGTGGCCGAGGCGCTGTTCGGGCAGCCGTGCTTTGCGGGGCTCGACCTGGCGACGACGACGGACATTGCAGCGTTTCTGCTGTTCTTTCCGGGGGCAGAGAATGCGGTGCTGCCCTTTTTCTGGGCGCCGCGCGAGGGGGCTGAGAAGCGGGAGAGGCGAGACCGTGTGCCCTACATGACATGGGCGAGAGATGGGTTCATTGAGCTGACCGAGGGGAACGTCACGGACTACGACGTGATACGGGCGCGGATTGTGGAGTTGGGGCAGAAGTACAACATTCGGGAGATCGCGATAGACCGTTGGAACTCTACGCAGCTTCAGACGCAGCTCCAGGGGGACGGGTTCGAGGTGGTGCCGTTCGGGCAGGGGTTCGCCTCGATGAGCGCGCCGACGAAGGAGCTTGAGAAGCTGGTGATCTCGCAGGGCATACGGCACGGGGGGCATCCCGTGCTGCGCTGGATGGCATCGAACGTCGCGGTCGAGACGGACGCGGCGGCGAACCTGAAGCCGAGCAAGAAGGCGAGCACAGAGAAGATCGACGGCATCGTGGCGCTGGTCATGGGTATAGGGCGGATGATGGTCATGCCGGCAGCCGCGAAGTCGGTATACGAAACGCGAGGGGTTATACAACTGTGAACAGAAGAGTGGCGGTTGCGCTTCTGGCGGCGGCTGCATTGGGCCTGGTGGGTTATGGGGCATGGCTGATGTATAGGCCGCTAGGACCGCTGAGTGTAGGGCTGCTGCTGTGGCTTGACCTGACACTTCACGGGATGCGTAGGGGGAAGGTCAAGTGAGCATACTTTCAAGCATCTTCAGCGTGGAGACGGATGGGAGTGCGAATACGTGGTTGATGGATTGGGAAATCGGGCGGATGACGGAGGCGGGGGCGCGGGTAAACCCTGAGACGGCGGTGACGCTCAGCGCGTACTTCGCATGCCTCCGGGCGATCAGTGAGGACATTGCGAAACTGCCGTTCATCGTCTACCGGCGTCTGCATCCGAGGGGCAAGGAGCGTGCCCACGACCACCCGGTGTATCCGCTGCTGCATGACGCGCCGAGTGATGACATGAGCGCGATGGCGTTCAGGGAGACGCTGACGGCGCACGCGATGGGATGGGGAGGCGGGTTTGCGGAGATTGCGAGGACACCGCGAGGCGTTCCGACGGGGATGTATCCGATACACCCGAGCCGCGTAAGCATTGGGCGCGACGATGCTGGGCGACTGAACTACACGATCCGCACTGAGGACATCGCGGGCAAGGATGTGGTGCTGCGCTCAGATCAGGTATTCCACATCCACGGGTTGGGCATTGACGGGATTTCGGGGTATTCGCTTTCAGTAGTCGGCAAGGAAGCTATCGGGCTGGGGCTGGCCGCTGAGGGGTTCGGGGCACGGTTCTTCCGCAACGATGCCCGGCCCGGCGGGGTGTTGCAGCATCCGGGGCAGTTGGGCGACGAGGCAGTGAAGCACCTGCGGGATTCATGGGCTGCGATGCACTCAGGGGTTGAGCAGTCGCACACGCCGGCGATCCTCGAAGAGGGGATGGAATGGGCGACGACCGGCATCCCGCCCGAGGAGGCGCAGTTCCTTGAGACGAGGCAGTTCCAGGTTGAGGAGATAGCGCGGTGGTTCCGAATGCCGCCGCACAAGATACAGCACCTGCTCAGGGCGACGTTCAGCAACATCGAGGCGCAGAACATCGAGTACGTGGGGGACACGCTCCAACCGTGGGCTGTGCGCTGGGAGCAGGAAGCGAAGCGTAAACTGTTCCTGCCGGGAGAGACGGACTACTTCGCCGAACACCTGTTCAAGGGGCTGCTGCGCGGGGACCAGAACCAGCGGGTGGCATTCTACAACGGCATGTTCAACATCGGCGCGATGAGTCAGAACGACATCCGCGAGGCCGAGAATGAGAACCCCGTTGACGAGGGGGATGTCTACTACATCCGGCGCGAGATGCAACCCGCAGAGTTCGCGGCGAAAGGGGACCCGGAGCCCCCGGCGGAACCGGCGCAGGTTGAGCCTGATGAAGAGCCGGACAAGACTGAGGCAGACGAGCGGATACAGGCATCCTACCTGCCACTGTTCAAGGAAGCGGCGGAGCGGCTTGTTACGAAGGAGACGAAGGCCGCGCTGCGGGCCGCGAAGAAGTATGCGGGCGATGCCGGGGGGTTCGCGGAGTGGGCTGAATCGTTCTTCCAGGAGCACGAGGGTTACGTTGTACAGGCCCTTGTGCCGCCGGTCGTGTCCTGTGCGCTGCTCATGGGTCATATGGGCGTGGGCATGGATATGAGGGTTGGTGGCTTCGCGCAGACCTATATCAACGAATCGCTGATGGGGCTGCGGATCGCCTTCGGGGCCGGGACGGTGTTGGACTGGGCGAGTGCGCGGACGAATGAGGTGCCGGCGCGGGTTGCTGATGAGCTGATGCGCATGGTTATGGGAAGCAAGGAAGAGACAGATGCCGCTGCCGAAACCTAAGAAGGGCGAGAAGGAAGACGACTTCATCAAGCGTTGCATGAGCGACCCGGTGATGAAGCGGGACTATCCCAAGAAGGCTGATGAGGACAGCCCGAAGCAGCGGCTTGCTGTGTGCTATCGGCAGTGGAACGACAAGGACAAGAAACCCGCAAAGCAAGAGATAGAGGGCGACGAGATGATTCAGGATAGCCAGGCCAGATGCGCCGCGCAGCACTTCGGTCCGTGGATGGTGGAGCCCTATTGGTTCATGCAGGCGGTCGCGGCGGTGAGGGATGGGACGTTCACGCCGGAGGCGCGGGCGGGGGACGCCGAGGTACAGCCCTACGAGGTGGACGCGAGCGGAATAGCACAGATCGGCATCTATGGGCAGATGACGAAAGGGGAGAGCAGCTTCGGCGGCACGTCAACGGTGCGCACGAGGCGACTGATAAGGGAGGCGGCAAGAGATGATTCTGTCAAGGCGATACTTCTACACATTGACTCACCAGGCGGCACGGTGGCAGGAACCGCAGAGCTTGCCGCTGATGTTGCTGGCGCAGACGCCCGGAAACCTGTCCACGCCTACATCGAAGACCTTGGAGCGTCAGCGGCGTACTGGGTTGCGAGCCAGGCGCGGCGAGTTACAGCGAACGCCACGGCGCAGGTCGGGAGCATCGGCACGGTAGCCATGCTCTACGACACATCGGGCAGGGCTGAGAAGGATGGGATTGTGGCGCACGTCATCAGCACCGGGCCATACAAGGGGGCGTTCGCACCGGGGGCGAAGATTACGGAAGAGCAACTTGACTACGCGCGGGAGATGGTTGAGGGGATGAACGAGCACCTGCTGGACGGCATCAAGCACGGGCGCGGGATGCCGATTGCCCAGGTCAGGGAGCTTGCGGACGGGCGCATGCACATAGCCGGAAGGGCGCAGGGGTTGGGGCTGATTGACGGCGTGGAGTCGCTGGATGAGACCGTACTGGGCATGCGTCGCCAGATCAAAGAACAGGACCGCGCATCAAGGAGTAAGCAAGCACAGCGGGGAGCAACACTGTCTGACATGCTGGGCGATGTGAGAAGGAAGGACTAAACGCGCAGAGACGCGATGACGATAGTGCGGCGAGTGGCCCGCAGAGCCGGGGCATGGATCGCAAGGGGGCTGTAGCTACCTTTTCATTGGAGACACACAATGCTGACGATTGAACAGCTTAGAAAGGCTCGGGTCAACGCACTGGAAGAGGCCAAGAGCATCGAGCAGGCCGCGAATGACGAGGACCGCGAGCAGACAAAAGAGGAGGGTGAGCGAATTGATACGCTCATCGACAACGCCAAGGTCATTGGTGCCCAAATCGAGGGGAGAGAACAGGCAGATAGTCGCAGTGAGCGGCTTGCTACAGGACTGGCAGAACTCGATGAGCCCGAAGGGCGCAGGACCAGCCCGGACAGCGTGATGCAGCCGGCGCGCGTAAAGGTCGGCAAGGATCGCTGGGAGGATGATCCGCAGCTCGGCTTCAAGACCTACGGCGACTTCTGCCGCACGGTCAAGGCCGCAAGTCTACCCGGCAGCGGGATAGATGACCGCCTGCTCAAGATTCGTGCCGCAGCTCAGGGCGCGAACACGCAGTCGGGCGAGGAAGGCGGGTTCCTTGTGCCGCCCGAGTACAGCAACCGCATATACGAGCGGGCCAGCCAACTCCTGCCGGTGCTGAATCAGTGTGACCGGCTGACCATTGGCGGGAACTCCATTACGGTCAACGGGACGGTTGACCACAACCGGAACGGCACCACCTACCGCTATGGCGGCGTGGTGGTTTACTGGGTTGAGGAAGCCGCGCAGATCACGCGCAGCACCCTCAAGTTCCGTCAGATCACCCTGAAGCTCAACAAGCTCGGCGCACTGTCTTACGTGACTGAGGAGGAGATGAGCGACGCGAACATCAACTTCGGCGCTCGGCTTCTCCAGAAGCACGCTGAGGGTATCGCCGACGAACTGGTCGAGGCGGTCATGTTCGGCACGGGCGTGGGTCAGCCCCTGGGCGCCTTCGCTTCGGATGCCTGCATCTCCACGACCAAGGAGACGGGTCAGGCTGCGGACACCATCGTGTTCGAGAACATCATCAATATGTCTGCGGACATATGGGCGCCGAGCATGGGCAAGGCCAACTGGTATTACAACGGTGAGTGCCTGCCACAGCTTCGGACGATGGTGATTGAGGTCGGCGCGGGCGGCGTGCCTGTGTATCTGACGGGCAACAGCATCCAGGGCGGCGCACCGGCGAGCATCGACGGGCGCTCGGCCTATCCGACCGAACACTGCGAGGCACTGGGTGACGCGGGCGACATCGTTGTCGGCGACTTCAGCCAGTATCTGCTGGCCACCAAGGGCAGCGTCAACACGGCCATGTCCGTGCACCTGCGCTTCGACTACGACGAGGTGGCGTTCAAGAGCACGTTCCGCGTAGATGGGCGTCCGGCCTGGGAGCAGTCTCTCAGACCGCGCAAGGGCGCGAGTGCCAAGCGCGTGAGCCCGTTCGTCAAGCTCGCTGCGCGTGCGTAACCGTGAACCTCAGTTTTGACAGGAGAATCTAACGATGAAAAGTGCAAAGTGCCTTGAAGAGATGCAGATTCATCCCATCATCCCCGCGTACGTGGTGGACGATGGAGATGATGATACGGTCGCTACTGGCGGCTACATCTCCATGAAGAATTACGGGAAATGCCTGGTCCTCTGGGCGTTCAACGACGGCACCGCGACGACCGGCGACATCGACATCGAGGTTTACCAGGCGACGGACGTGACCAACAGCCTATCCGACGCCAAGGCGCTGGATGTCTGCGTAACGGGCCGCATCTATACGAAATACGCGGCTGCCACGCTCGCTGCGACGGGCCAGTGGACGAAGGTGACGCAGGCCACGGCAGATGAGATTTACGATGACGAGACTTCCGGTGAAGCAATCGGGATGATCGGCGTCGAGGTGCGCGCGGAAGACCTGGATACGACCAACGGGTTTGATTGCATCCGGGTTGACCTTGACACCATCTCGTCCGCGAAGCTGGTCTGTGGGCTCTACATCCTCATGGACCCGAAGTATCCGGCTGCGCCGGAACTCATGCTGTCGGCGTTGGCTGACTAACTGTAACGGCCCGGGGGCGCATTCGGTAGATGTGTGTGCCCCCAGGGCCATATCACGAACCCGTGACACACGGAGGGGTTGGAGATGGGACAGAAACTTGCGAAGACGGAACTGTTTGCGAAGTGGTTGGCTGGCAACCTCGTGGTGGCCGACCAGGGCGTTTCGACTGGACGGCGCATCTGGGTTGATGACGCTACCGGCACGGATGCTGGCGGATACGGCGCTAGTCCTGACGCGCCCGTAGCGACGCTGGATTACGCCGTCGGGCTTTGCACGGACAACAAGGGCGACGTTATCTATCTGATGCCCGGGCACAGCGAGAGCCAGGTCGCAGATGCGGTTATCGCCACGGTTGACATTGAGGGCGTGCACATCATCGGCCTCGGTGTCGGCGCCGACCGGCCCACGTTCAGCCTTGAGCACGCTAACGCGACGATCAGCGTGACCGATCCAAGCGTGACCATCACGAATATCCGCGTTGCGTCTGGCGTGGCTGACTGCGCTGCGGGTATCACGCTCGCCGCAGGCGGAGATGGGGCGGTTATACAGGATTGCGAGTTCGAGGATGGCGGCACCGCCGGGACGGAACTGAAGGTTGCTATTGCCGTTGCCACGACCGTTGACGATCTGGTTGTCAAGAACTGTTCCTTCCGCACGGTTGAAGGCGGCACGATCACGAGCGCGATCACGTTCGCCGGCACGCATGACAACAGCAGGATTGAGCACTGCTATTTCAACGGCGACTTCGGCACGGCGGCAATCGTCGCCAGCGCCGGGGCCGGCACGCGGATGCTGATTGCCAACAACTGGATCAAGACCAAGGACGGCGAGCCCGGCATCGAACTCAAGTCCGACACGACCGGCGTGATTGCCGAGAACTACATCGAGTCCACGGGCATCACTGACCCTGACGCCGCCATTGTCGGGGCTGACTGCTCGTGGTTCGAGAACTACGTCGTGACGGCTGACGGGGCGGCTGCTCAGCCCGTAGGCGCGTATACGGAAGCCGCTATCGGTAGCGTGTTCAGCGTCAAGAAGACAGTGA